GCGTGCCGTGCGGGCGCAGGAACTGGCAGACCTGCGGGCGCTGTTTGCGGCTTGGTCAGAGGCCACCGAGGGCATGACGCAGGGCGAAAAGTTCCAGGCCGAGCAGCGGATTGTTCGCAGGATGGAATGCGGGCAGATGCGTGTACTGGAACAACTTCCTCAATAACTCCAGATCGTCGGCGTTTCCCGCAGATCGACGTGCAGGAACCTGCCGTTGCCCTTCTGCTGCACGCCGACGCCCCGGAACCCCGCATCTAGCGCCAGGCGCAGCAGCGCGACGGCCTCCGAGCCACTGATGCCGATGTCAGCAGCCAGGCCGGTGGTGTGCATCCCAGGCTGGGCCTTGGAGGCCTCTACAGGGTGCTGTGGGCAGCGATAGCCGCTGGTGATGTGCAGAGGCTTGCCGTACGCCGCACGCAGCGCCTGGAGGCGTTCTAGGAACTCGGGCTTCATCTCGTTGCGGCCGCAGCCGCAGCGGCAGGTGAACTCTTCCTTGCGGAAGTTGGGGTACTTGCCCCAGTCGACTTCGGTCATTTCTTCAGCGCTCCCGCCAGCGTGGGCGCGATCTTCTCGACGCTGCGCCCGATGACGTAACCGCCCAGGCCAAGCTCCACGATCTCCCAGAGCTTGAGGTACTCGGCCTCGCTCAGATTCGGCGCAGCCCAACCAAACCACCGCGCCACGATCAAGCCGCCAAACGTCAGCATGATCAGCGGTCGCCAGTTCGCCGCGAGCCAGTGGCTGCTGGCCGCCTCGGTCTGGATGATCTTGCCTGCCGCCGCCTCAATGTCCGCCTGGTGCGCCATCAGTTGACGCAGGGCCTCTGCCTCGGCCTTGGCGCGCTCTGTCGGGTCGGGGAACAGGTTGCCTACCACCTTGCCGACAATCGGCGCCAGCGCGGGAATCAGGGCTTGCAGCATCAGAGTTTCTCCGGTTCACGAAACACGGCAATCGGCAGCGTGGTGTAGTCGCCATCCAGCCAGGCCACGCTGATCTGATCTGGCGGCTTTGGCACCCAGCATCCGCTGATGGTGCGTTTGCCGTCAGTGATGACGGCCCACAACGCACGCTCTTGACACGGGCCTGCGGCGTTGTGCAACTCAAGGCGGATGTTCTCGTGCGTGGCGATGGCCACGACGTTGGCGTTCGCAGCACCGGCCGCGATCAGAAGGGCCAGTGCCGCGTGTTTCATTCGCTTTCCCTGCCTTGGAAATGCAGCCGCCCCCAGCGATACAGCAGAAAGCCGATCTGAAGCACGAGGTAGAGCAGTGTCGCCCAGAGGATCATGTCGTTGACCTGCATGCCGGCAATTGTGGCACCCGCTACCGTCACAGGGGGCGCGGCCTTTGTGACTTCCGTCACGATGTCGGACTTCTGTTCGAGGGTGAGGTTCATGGCGCGGTCAGGGCGTTGATGGGTTCGGGGGCTAGTGTATTGTTGCGCGACGGCTCCGCGCCAGAAATCCTGAAAGCCTGCGCGCCTGCACGACTAATAGCGCCAGGCCCCTTTGCCTGCGTTGTGGCTCGCAGTTGCGCTCTTTCTAGCGCAGCAATCGCAGCATCCGGGTCTTTGTACATCAGCGTGACCAGCTCTGCGGCGGCGCGCCGGTTGATTCGTCCTTCAAGGTTAACCCAAGTATTGCGGGCAACTGTTGCTGCGCGGCTAAGAAGCTGCGGGAAGCGTCGAGCAGACACTGCCCCTTGTTCGGCGGCCTCGGTGGCAAGTTCTGAAACATCAGGCGCGGCCGTAGCTCGTCCTTGCCTTGACAAAGCCGCCGCAGCTTCTGCGCGTTTGATGTCCTTGGCTACCAACGACAGATCAGTCAACTGCTGCGGCGTAAAGCCTTGCGTGCGCGTGAACACAACGCCTTGCACGTCCTTGCCAAACGCCTGCAAGCTCTTGGCCTGTTTGGCCACCTCTTGACCAAACTGCGCCTGCTGTAGCAGTTCGTCGTAAGTTTTTTTGCCCAAAGCAATCCGAGCCGTGGCGGCGTTCTTGGTCAGAAACGAAACCGCAGCGTCTGCGTCGCCAACTTTTAGCGGCGCAAGCGCACTGTCGGCAACCTCGCGGGCCAACGCAGCCTGAGCGTCCGCGCCAATTCTGCTGCGTACCATGTTCATGTTGCTGGGGTGCTGCAGGGCGTAATCCACTACCTCGCTTGCGGTGCGCTTGCCGACCTCTTTGCCAATGGATTCAATGCGCTTGAACGCATCTGCAGCCTTGCTGGCCTCTGCCTGCACTTGTGTCAGGCGCTGGCGCAGATCGCCGCCAACCATGTCAATCTGGCGCCCGTACTTTTGCAAAAAGTTTGCCGCAGCATCAGGTCGCACAACTTTTGTTGCGGGGTCAACAATTTCGCGCCGAAACAGATCTTCGATGCCTTGCGTTAGTGATTGCCTTGCCGTTGCATCGGGGCCGATTGCCGCCAGTAAATCGCGTGCGCCCGTCTCGGTCTGCAACACGGTCTTGGCTATGTTTTCGTCAGCCAATAGCGGAGTTCTGCTGCCGCCCTCGCGGTACAACTTGCTGGCCGTGCCGGTATAGAACCGTTCGGCCACTTGCGTCGCGTGCGCTTGCTTGGCGGCAGTGTATGCAGCCTTGGCTTCATCGCTCAAGCCGCTTTTTGCAATGGCGGCATCCAACTCGGCGCGCATTTTGTTGATGTTGGCGCGGGCAATGTTGGACGCAGAATCCGTGGAGCCCTTCAGCGCAGCGTAGTCAATGTTTAGCGCCTGGCCCAGTGCGGACGCTTGCTCCAGCGTCACGTTGGGTGGCAGCGGTTCAGGCTGTTGAACCATGATGCGCTTGGACACCTCGCCTCGACCCAAAGGCGCAGGCGGCGCAACCTTGGCCCCGTATAGTTGCAGCACTTTGGCGGTTTCGGGCGCAAGACCTTTAAGCTCCTGTAGGGGCTGGTCGCGCAGAACCCCAGCGCGCTCAACGACACCAGCAAACGGAATTACCGGCTCATTTCCGGCAAGTTGAAACGCCTTGGTATACTGCGCAGTAACGCGCCCGCGCGCCTGCTGAAGTTGCCCCTCCACCGCATCAGACAAAACGCCGCCGATGCGAATTTGCGACACATCCGGCAACGCGCCGGCAACAGCCGTCTGCGCGTCTGCGGCCTCTTTGCGCGCTTGCGCCAAGCCCTGCATCAGTTGATCGCGCACGGCTCGCAACTGCGCTTGAGCCTCTGGCCGCAGTGCGGCGGCCTGTTGTTGCAACTGCTGCTCAACTCGCTGCAACTGCCCTTGCAGCGCCCCGACGCGTTCTTGCGCTGCGGCGTAAATTTGCCGATTCGCCTCTTGCGAAGACGACGCCAAGCGCGTTTCCATTGCAGCAATCGTTGGCGTAGCGGCGCCGCGCTCAACCAAGCGCTCCGTTAGCGTTGGCCGGAAACCGGGCGTCGTTTCCATTTCTTGTGTTGCTCGCAACGCATTGATGGCTTGCTGCGCATCACCTCCCAACGCGCCCAGCATTGCGTTTCTGGCAGTGCTTGCCGGGTCAAATAGCGGCTGAATGACGGCGCGATTGACAGCGCCTGCGCCGGCCTTGATTGGTCCCACAACAGCAGGCAGCGCGGCCCCAAGCGTTGCCGAAGTGCCAATATCTTCGGGACTTATCAAAGCACCGCTAGTGCCACCCACTGCAGCGCCTGCGCCAAGTCTAGTCGCCGCGCCCTTGGCTGCCGTCGCGGCGGTTGTGGGAGCCATACCGCCAAACTTCAGCGCCTCTACAACTGGCGCGGCTGCACCCACCCCTCGAGCGGCGCCGGCCATAGCAGGGCCAACGCCCATCGTTCCGGCAACTTCGCCGGCAAGTTTGCCGCCACTAAACGCCAAACTTTCTGGATCAGCGCCCACCAAAGACTGCAGGCCAGCGGAGATGTCTTGCCCGCGCTGTGCTACACGGGGCAAAAACGTGGCAGCCGACGCGCCGCCCATAGACTCTGGTAGCGCAGTCCTGCCGGCTTCAACCAGCACCGAACCGATAGACCCTGCGCCTCGCGCCAAGCCCGCAAGAATATCAACCATTGGTTGGCTTCGCGGGCCTGGAAGGCGCTCTGAGGGCGCCTGATACGGCCCAGCTCCAGGAATTTGTCCAGGGAGCGCTGACGGCCGCGTTTGTTGCGGCGCAACAATCTT